CTACAGTGGGGTTTCCCCATCGACACAGAACCATATCTGCCCATCTTCCACTTCGATGTGGCCATCGATGACGAGCGGCCGCCAGCCCTTGGCACCCCTGTTCGGCTTGGCATTGGGATCATTGGCCACCGGCACTATCGCACGCGGCGTACGCTGCCCCCCGATAACCATGTCGACATGGCACTGCCAGCGTGAGTGGCCGGCCCTTGGGTTCTGCTTCGACTCCGCCAGATTGTAGTGCGCGCCATTCGTGCGGAGTGGGTATCGGATCCGAGCGCCTTTGTCGTCTCGTTGCCACTGGTGATCCCAGGCGTCGAAGACAATCGTCTGATCAACCTCATGCGACCAGTGGAAGCGCGGCGCGAGCCCATGGAAGCCAAGCATCTGAAGAATATCCTTGCGACGACGAAGAGCGCTGTTTCTATCCATGGTCTTCCCCAATTCTTGAGGATGGTGGGTTGAGCATGACGGTCGATACGTATTCCGGCGGTCCGGGAAGATGATAGTGCAATGGTGGCGTCTCCCGGGCGGAGCCGGGTCGCGCTGGCGTGCTACGCATCGAGCCGGCCGTGCCGTCTCGCCCCCGGGAGGGCTTTCATCGCTGACGCGGTAGCAACTGAGTCCGGTCTGTCGCGGCCCCTTCTCGCTCCATACTTGCCGTCACGACTGGCAGGTATCGGCCAAAAGCGGTCATCCGGTATCTACAAAATCCGGGGCGATTCAAGCCTATCAATGTCGCCAACCCCATGGTCGATGTGAAAACCCTGTCCAGAACGGTGGGTGTCAGTGTGCCTACCCTGTATCGCTGGATGAGCGAGCAGGGATTCCCTCGGCCGATCAAGCTGTCGGCACGATGCTCACGCTGGCCTATGGCAGATATCGAGGCATGGATCGAGAGTCGAGGGGTTTCGTCGTAGCAGCCAAGAAGTCGAGGTAGTCAGCCCAGACCTGCATCATGTCTCGGCGCTGATCCACATACAGCGCGTGGTTGTACGCATCCCGCACCTTGTTTTCATCGGCGTGCGAGATCTGGGCCTCGATCCAGGGACTTGGATAACCCATCTCGTACAAAGCCGTAGACAGGGTTGCCCGAATACCATGGCCGGTAAGCCTGTTGGCGTACCCCATACGCTTGATCGCGGTATTCAGGGTATTCTCGCTCAGTACCTTGGCGGGGTCGTTACGACCGGGAATCAGCAGTTCGTACTGGCGGGTAAAGACCTGGATGGCCCGGATCACTTCGACAGCTTGTGACGATAGCGGAACCAGATAGTCGGGCACCTCGCTGCCCTTGAGCCTGACCAACTTACGCAGCTGCTTGACCTCGCTGGCCGGGATCGACCATAGGCGCTTATCCAGATCGAACTGATCATGGCGAGCGTGGCGAATCTCGGCGGTTCGCACGCCCGTCAGCAACATCAGCTCCACCCCCAACCGCACCAGCAACGAGCCATGGTAGGCCCTGAGCGTGCGTACGAATTCCCCGAGCTCGCCCAGTCTGAGCCAGGGATTGTGTTTGACCGGAGGCTGTTCAGCCGCAACGATGTCCAGGTCCGTGGCAGGATTGACCTCCACATATTCATGAACCATGGCGTAGCGGAATATCTGATGCAGCCAGGTTCGTATCTTCTCGGCGACATTCAGCGCACCCCGCTCTTCGACCGCCCGCACGACCTTCAGCACGTCTGTGCGTCGAACCGCCTCAATCGGCATGTCGCCAAGCAGCGGAATGATGTCCTTGTCCAGATAGCGCCTGGCCTGTGCCGCCGAGCCCTTGCGGCCCTGGGTCAGTCGCGGTGTACGAAAGGTGTCCCACTCGTTGGCGACCTGTCGAAAGGTCACGATGGCAGGCGGTGTGCCTGGGCTGCTCCTCGGATCAATTCCCGCGGCGACTTTTTGTCTGGCGTCGTCTCGACGAAGGCGCGCGTCCTTGAGGGAAACTTCGGGATAGGTCCCCAGAGAAATGCGGCAGCCCTTCCCGCCCAACCGGTACCGAAAGTGCCAGTACTTACCGCCACGCGGATGGATGAATAACGCTAACCCGTCGGCGTCTGCCAGCGTGTATGCCTTTTCCCTTGGCCTGGCTTGTCGAATAGCCGTATCCGTGAGAGGCATGTGTACATCTCCCAAGCTCGAACTCGTGATGTACACATTTATGTACCTAAGGATTCGCGCTGGCACAAGCTTTAACGAGTACCAGCGAGAAACTCCAGGCACAAAAAAGCCCCTATTACGGGGCTTTCAGGGATATTCGAGTTCTCCAGAGAGGTCTCGAAATCATGTAATGGTGCGGACGGAGAGACTCGAACTCTCACCATGAATTACCTAAAGTACTGATTTCACAGCCCTTCACCCGCCCCGCTCACCCGTTTGGGTACATTTTGGGAACACGGCATTGTCGGTGGCCGGCGAGCAGGCATGAAAAAGGCGGCTCGCAGGCCGCCTCGGGTGGTTCGGTTGGGATCAGAGCTTCAGCGCGTGCTCGAGGATGCCGACCATGTCCGGCCCGTCGTCGTTGATCCACTTTCCGTAGTGCTTGCGGATCATGTCGGTCGACGTGTGCCCCATCTGGTCCGCGATCCACTCCAGGGGCACCGCGCCGGTGGTGAGCAACTGGCTGGCGAAGGTGTGCCGGCAGTTGTTCGGTCCACGAAAGCGCACGTTGGCGGCTTTCAGGTGCGGCCGCCACCAGCCCTTCAGCAGCATGTCCGAACTGGTATGCGCAGCGTTGGTACTGGAGTTGTGGAACACGAAACGCAGCGGTCGCAGGCGCTTCGTCTTGTTATCCCGCTCGGTCACTTCAACCTCCACCGGTTTCAGGTCGCGGGTCAACTTCGCCTGCGCCTGAAGCGCCTCGCGCGCCGGCTTGAGCAACTTCACTTCGCGCACCGATCGGCGTGTTTTCGTCACCTTGTAATGCCCTCGCACCTGGGAGCGCTGGAAGCGGACGATGCCCTTGTCCAGGTCCACCACATCCTCCCAAGCCAGCGATATCGCCTCGGACACTCGCGGCCCAGCCCAGAGCATGAACTGCGCCAGATTGCGCTCCTGCGCGCGTTTGGTGTCCAGCGACAGAATGGCCTCGATCTCGCGTCGATCGAACGGATCGGGATCGTCCCGATCGGGTACCCGTACCCGCAGCCCCTCGGTGGGGTCATGCGCCTGACGATTGCGCATCCGGTACAGCCGGAATATTTGGCGCACCAGACCGATGATTTCGTTGACGGTCTTGTTGTGCAGCTTCGGCATCAGCTCCGTCTGCACCCATTCCTGCAGGTCCAGGTGGTCGATCTGGTCCGCCTGCAGCGGCCCCCATTTCGGCCTGATGTGCATCTCAGCCCGCCCCTCGTACACGCGAAACCCCGACGGCGCCACCTGGTTGCGCTTGATGTTCAGCCAGAGATCGATGAAGTGCCCGAAGGTGTTGGTCTTCACCTTCACCGAGTTGGGGAAGTGCCGGGCATAGCTGAACGTGCCGTGCTTGATCTCGTGCCGGATCAGCCCTGCCAGCCGGCTGGCCTGTTCCATGTTCGCCGGCGAGGCATCCCCTGGGAACGGCTCGCGGCACAGCTCGCCCTGATACCGGAAATAGACGCGCAGCGAATTGCCGCGCACCTCGACGCCTTCGTGCATGGTCGTGTTCACCTGATGGAAACGGCGGGAGTCTATGCCCCCGCATGGACGTGAGGCCCGTCGCCGGGCCTCGAATTGATGGTGATGATTTCTAGGTGAGCCACTCCGATCGGCGCCGCCATTGGCGGCGCATTTCCTCGACCAGGCGCTCGGCGCTGGCCTGGCCGCGCTGCTTCGCGATCATCAGCGTGAGCTCCTCGATGCGCTCCGGCGTGTCGTAGCCGTTTCGCAACCAGGTGCGGGCTTCGCATTCGAGCATGTGCTGGCTGGCGTCGGTCATGCGGCCTCACCCCTCTTCAGCCAGCAGAGCGAATGCTGTCGCTGCCACTCGCGGATCCTGTCCATTTCCAATGGCTCTAATCCGGTCCACCTGATGGGCCATGTCGTCAGCCACTCGCACCAATCCGGGCTTAGTCGGCCGTAGAATCCCCTTGTGGTCGGCGGCGTACTCAAGGCCACGATCACCGGAAGATCCGGCGATACGGTCAAGCGCCGCTTGAAGTACTCCAGGTTCGAGGTCCGCTGTTCGCCATCGGAGGCCTTTAGCGTCGGCCACAATCCAAACCCTTTCGCGGGCTTGGTGGCCGCCAAGGTCGGCAGTTCCCAGCACTCCCCATCGAGCATCAAACCCCATCTTGGCCAGATCACCGAGAACGACATCGACTCCCCGAACAAGGAGAGCTGCGACGTTTTCCACGAAGACGTAGCGCGGTCCAACTTCGCGAACGATGCGGGCCGTCTCTTTCCACAGCCCGCTCCGAGCGCCTTCGATGCCTTCTTTTTCGCCGCTATTGCTGATGTCCTGACAGGGAAACCCGCTCGAAACCACATCAACAAGGCCGTGCCATGGCCTTCCGTCAAAACTTCGCACGTCAGACCAAATCGGGAAAGCTGGGAGGGCTCCATCGTTTTGTCGTTGCGCGAGAATCTGTGCTGCGTGGGCATTACGCTCAACGGCGCAGACGGTGCGCCATCCCAGCAAGTGGCCGCCGAGAATTCCGCCACCAGCGCCTGCGAAAAGAGCCAGCTCATTCATGACTCCCCCGTATCAGGATGCACAAACAACTCCACACCACTCCGCAGCAGGTCGCGCTGGGTTTCGCGCAGCAGGGTCGGGTCCAGATTCAGCTTGCGGGCCAGGGCTTCGGCGGCCCAGCGGGCGCCCATGGTGTTGCTGGCGGTGCGTTTCTCGCCGCGCACGGTGGCCACGTAGGTCATGCCGGTGAAGCGGGTGCGGATTTCAGTGGACATTGGCAACCTCCATCACCGCATAGACGGTCATATCGCCGAGGCCTGAGCCCTGATTGCGGCGGATGCGCTTCAGCAGCTGCAGCTGCTTGTCATCAGCGGCGAGGTGGAACACGACGGAAGATGCGTTCGCCCCGGCGATCGCGCGCAGTCGATCGAGCAGTCCGGTGTAGCTGAACTTCTCGGTCAGTTCGGAGTGCGCCTGATCCTGGAACGTCAGGTCGTGCATGATCTCTACAGCTCGCTTGAGCGTGACTATCTCAGTTCGCATGGCTAGCCTCCTCCGCGAGCAGCGCTGCGCGATACTGAGCCAAGGCATGCTCGGCTTGCCGGCAAGCGTTAACTCTGTATTGCTCATGGGTCAGGCCCGGGTTCGGGTACTGTCGGATGATTGCTTCGAGCGCCTCCACCAGCCCACCCTGCTCCGGCTGCTGCTCGGTATGGGCGGGGCGGAAAGCTCTGCCGTTCCATTCACGAATCGCCGCAGCCTTCCCAGGCTGGTCCTCGCCGTCATCGTCTTGTATGCCGACAGGGCCCTGAGCGAGGCACGCTGCGTACTCGCTTACCATTCCTTGGCAAATCACAATTGAGGAAGAGTTGTCCAGCCGTTCAACGAGGAAATCCGATTGCCCGCAAAATGGGCACGGCAGTAGCTCGCCCGGCGCCGGGGCTTGCTCTTCGAGCAGCGCCTCGATTTCCTTGAGCCGCTCCTGCGCATCGGTCACGTAGGACGGGTCGAAGCCATAGCCGCGCGGGCGACAGCCGGCCAGCCAAATTACTTTCTGGCAGGCATCCAAATCGCGGTGGATCTTCTTCAGTTGCTCAACCGAAACGAGGCGCAGCTCATCCGGCGTGGTAGCCTTCTCGGCGCTGACTTCGGGGGTTTGTGCTTGCATGGTGCTTCTCCTTGGGGTTGGTCTGGCCCTGGTGAGTTGCCGCTCACCGGGGCCTTCTTGTTTTCAGCGTGCGATCAGCAGGAACAGGTCAGGCAGGTGGTTGGCTGCGGTCAGCAGGCCAGCCAGGCCGGTTCCGATCCAGCCGGTCATGGCCAGGCGGGCGCGCAGGCTGGGGCTGGGTTCGTCATCGTCGTAGTGGTTCATCGATCGGCCCCTCACGCCTGGGCCGCTACAGGCGGCACGCCCTGGACGAGCATGCTGCGCACGCTGGCGGCCAGCTCGGTTGGGGCCAGCGCCTTCTCGTTCTTCACCGGCTGCGGCAGCAGCTTGGCGGCTTCGGGGAAGAGGTCCTCGACCTGGCGCGAGGTGCGGCAGGCCTGCAGCACGCTCATGGCCTTGGCGCGGAAGGTGACGGCGGCATCGATCACGCCGGCGAGATCGGAGCAGATGATCAGCGCAAGCGATTCCAGGGCAGGGTCGGTGATTCGCTCCATGTGATGCAGGCGCGGAACACCGCCGGTCGGGCTTTTCAAACCGATGAGCCAATGCCCCTCGTACCGCTCGCGCTCCAGGTAGCGGCTGACGCCTTCGAACGCCTGCGACCCCAGCACCGCGGTCACCAGTGCATTGCGCGCGTCCTCCTTGTAGTTCTTGTACACCGCTACCAGTTTCTGTTCGTACGGCTCCTTGCCCTCTCTGAGTTGCATGTAAGTGGGCGCGCAGCTGGCGGTAGCCGTCACCGCTCCGGCCAGGATCAAGTCCGGCCAGTGCTTCTTGCTCAGCCCCGGCAGCGCCTCCACGGCGGCGCGGTGTCCGGTCCAGAACTGATCGTTGAGAGCGGCCAGGTCGGCGGCGATGCGCGGGCCGTGCTGGGCGACGGCCTGCTGGGTGAGCTGGTCGGCGACTTTGTCGCGCATGGCGTTGGTGATGGTGAAATGTTTTTGCATGGTGCTTCTCCTTGGGGTTGATACATCGGCCTTCGGGCGTTGCCGCGCCTTCAGGCGTTGGGTTTGAACAGCCAGCACTTCACGGTGGTGCCGCGCTGGGTCAGGGTGTTGTTGCGTCGGTTGAAGGCGGCGCGCACGGCGCTGTCCACCGACTTGTTGTGCTCGATGTATTTGCGCGAGCGGCTGTTGGGCAGCAGGTTGCGCAAGGTGCCGACGTCGGCGAGCTTCTGTTTGTGCTCGGCGGCGCGCTCGGCGAATTCGTTGAGGTTGATGGCGATCAGGTCCGGCTTTTTGCTGTGATCAACCACCGGGTCCTCGCTGAGGCTCTGCAGGTAGTCGAACACCTCCCAGAACTCGGCCACCTCGGCCGGGTCGGCGTTGACGGCGTTCTGGCGCACCAGGGCCATGGCCGTGAGTTCGCGCTGGGTGGCCTGGTGCTGGCGATCGGTCAGCGGTACCACCAGGCGCAGCGCATCGAGCAGGGCCAGCAGCTGGGCGTGGTTCTTGATGATTCGCTCGATGCGGATCTCTTTCAGCTCGCGCAGGGCCTGCTCGTGCACCTTCACCTGGGCGCGGAAGGTTTCCAGCACCTTGGCTTCGGCCCGGGTGGCCATCAGCAGGAAATGGCTGACGTCCATCGCGCTCAGGTGGTTGAGGTTGTCGGCCGCGGCGCGGCTGGCCGTGGTGACCTGGGGGCGCACGAAGTGCAGCTTGACGATACGGGTGAGGATCGCCTCGCTGGCCGCTACCGTGGCGTTCTGGCTGATGACGATGGCACCGCGAAACGGTGGCTCGTAGGTTTCGTTGCCGGCGGTCTTCACACCGGTCACGCCCAGCGTGCCGCCGTTGAACAGCGGCTTGAGCTCGTCCCAGTCGTAGGCCTTGGCGGCGCCGCGGTCGTTGTCGCTGCGGTCGGCCTCCAGCAGTACCAGCGGCATGCCGGAGACCTGGCCCATCCAACGGCGTAGGCCTGCCTTGGACATTTTCGAAGGGTCCTTGCCCTCCTCGTCCGGCCGGCCGAACAGCTTCCAGAGGAACATCAGCAGCGTGGACTTGCCCGCGCCGGCCTCGCCCGTCACCTCCAGGAAGGGAAAGCTCTGGTACTCCTCGCGGATCTGCTCGGCGAACAGCGAGCCGAACCAGTACGCCAGGGCGACGATGCCCTGGGTGCTGAAACAGGTCCACAGCCAGTCGAGCCACTCGGGGCGGTAGCCCTCGTCGGTACGGGCGATTTCCAGGCGGATCGACTTCTGCAGCGTTTTCAGGCGCAGCTGCTTGAACTCGAAGTAATCCTCGCTATTGGCCTGCTCCACCACACCGCCGCGCACGGCCAGGTCGCCGAACACGTAGCAGTCGTGCTCCTTGCTGTAGCCGATGTAGTCGATGGTCTTCACGGTTTTCAGCGCGAAGAGCTGGTCCTTCATGATCTTGTCGAGCTGGGCGCCGGTACCGGTGAACACCGCGCCGGCGGCCATGCCCAGTAGACGCTTCTTGAACTCGCTCGCCGCCGCCACCTGGCCACCGGTGAAGGTGTTGCGCACGGTGGGCTCGTCGTGCGGGAAGTCCACGCGGAAGTAGTACCAGGACTCGTCGGTGATCTCGTTGCGCTGGAAGTACAGGGCCTGGGGGTAGCAGTTGGCGATCTCCACCACACCGCCGCTCTCACTCAAGGCCTTCTCGGTCATCTGCCGATCGTTGAGCAGCTTGTCGTCGTGGTTCTCGCTGCTCTCGAGGGCCAGCATTGCCTTGTTGAACTTCTCCATATCCAGCTTGAACCAGTACATGCGGTTGCCGAAGCCGAAGTGGAATTCATGCCGCTTACGCCACTCGTACATCAGCAGAGCCTTCTCGGCTGCGGTTTCGGCGATCAGCAGAGCACCCTGGTGGCGGGCTTCCTTCAGGTCCGCCGCCACCTGCTCGGCGCGCTTGTCTTCGTCCAGGAACATCCAGCGCTGGTGCAAGTCGTTCCAGTCGGCTTTGCGGTCGCGCTGCGGGATCTGCGCGGCCTCGCACTCAAAGCCCAGCTCGCGGGCCTGCTTGACCCAGCGGCGTGTGTAGCGGTGCGCGCCCGGCTCGTTGTCCAGCGCCCAGACCAGGCGCGGCAGCTTCTTGCCGGCATCCGCGCAGGCCTTGGCCAGCGCCTTGAGCGATTCCGCCGGGAAGGCATTGCTGCTCATGGCCGATACGGCGTCGATGTCGTGATGCAGCAGTGCGATGGCGTCGAAGATGCCCTCGACGATCCACAGTTCGTTGACCGCGAGCAGGTCCAGGCTCGGCGGGCACCACCAGTAGCCACGCATCGCCTTGCCCGGCGCGAAGCGCGCCTTCTGCTTGCCGAAGCGGTGCGGCCGGTCGATCAGGCGTTCCCAATAGCTGCCACCCTCGAGCGGGAAGCGCACGGTAGCCGAGCCGATGCCCAACTCGCGGCTCCAGTAGTTCTCCTGGGTGTACCAGCCTTCGATCAGCTCCAGGTGAAAGCCGCGGGCGTGCTGCAGGTAGCTCTTGGCGGTCGCTGTGGGCTCCTTCTCGGTGGCCGGGGCGCGCTTGCTCCAGTCGTCGAATAGGTCGTCATACAGGTCCTTCACATGCCACTGATCGCCGCACTTGCTCTCGCGGCCGCACTTGATGAACCAGGGTTCGTCGTAGCGGCTGAACAGCTCTTTCTTGTCGCAGGAGGGGCATTTGCCGCCGCGCATGTACTCGGCGCTGTCGCGGCGCTTGAGCCCGTAGTCGCGCTCCAGGCGGGCCAGCACCTCGGTGCGGATCTCGTGAGGCATGGCTTTCATGCTTCCGGCCCCCAGACAAAGACGTGGGTCTCGCTGCGCATCGCCTGCGATTGCTCGACCGTGATGACGTCGCATTCCAGCAAGGCGGCCAAGTAGCCCCCGATGCGGGTGACCAGGCGGCTTTTCTCCTCGTAGAGGTCGGCTTCCTTCAGGTCGTTCAGCAGCTGCTTGAAGATGTAACGCTCCGGATCAGCCGCCAGGGCCTCACAGGCCGGCATGGGCGTACTCATGACCGCACCTCCCCGACCTGCCTCACAAGCTCGCGCATGGTGCGGTTCAGCCCGGCGATGTGCGGGTGGTCCTCGAGGATGCGCTTGCCGCGCAGACCCTGGGGCGTGTAGCGGTATTTGTCGTCATACCAGCAGGCCGCCATCAGCTGCTCGTACTGGCTGGTGAGCCAGCGCAGGTAGGCCTCTGCCTGCAAGGCATTCAGCTGGATTTCAATAGAAAGGTTCGTGCTCATGGGGCCACCGTTCGGGCGCAACTTTCCCCTACCCGCGCAAAGGCGGGCATGGGAATGGGTCAATTCAGGGTGTGATCAGTTAACGGCTGCTGCAGCCAGGGGCGCCGCGGGCGGCTGGAGCCGCGCCGGCAGGTGGCGGCATGGGATTAATACCGTTTCGCCCGATAAAAAATGGATCAAGGTCACGCGCGCATCGTCCCGGCCGGTGCCGTAGTCGATGCCGATCACCGGGCGCTTCAGGCACTCCAGCTCGCTCATGGCCAGGTGCACCAGGCGGTCGGCCATGAAAGCCGGCACATCCATGGCATTGACCAGGTACTGCACGCCGCGCTCGAACAGCTTGCCGTCATCGGTCAGGTGCTCGGCCTGGTGGCGTTGCAGGAAGTGAAGTGCCGCCCGCTGCATGCTGCTGCGGTACTCCTGGGCGTCGCCGATCTGAGTGATGGTGTTCATGCGTTGGCTACCTCCGGTTCCATGTGGTCAAGCAGGTCGAGTTGGTCGGTTTTCGGGCGGCTGTCGCGCAGCGCCTGCATGCGTTGCACCGAGGGCGCAACAGGCAGCACCACGCGAGGCTGGTCCAGGCCGGAGGGGCTCAGGGCGTAATCCCAGCTCAGCGAGCCGCTGTAGGTCGCACCGCAGGCGATGTTCAGGCACTGGGCGTACATCGTTTTGTAGGTCGGTGTCTGCGCCTCGCTGTTGCGGATGCGCATGCGGCTCCCGCAGGCTGGGCAAAGGCACTTGTAACCACCGTTATGGGCAACGCTCACATCTTCCTCCCCCGCCGCCAGTCGCGGCTCCGGCCTGGGCCGGTGAATTCTGGCGCCCTGGGCGCCGACTGCTGTTCAGCCCTGCTGGGCCGTTTTCACCTGGTGCAGCACGATCACCGCGTTGATCTCCACGTGCCGCGCGGCCATGTGGCGGCGGTGTGCGGCCAGCAGCAACTTGCGCTCGGCCTCGTCGATCTCGCCGTCGGCCAACGCCTCGGCCAGCAGCTGGTCCACGGTGCCGCGCAATACGGCGGTGCGAATCGAGCGCTCATAGAGCTCCACGTTGTCCAGGTCGACCGGGTTGGCATCCGGTACGAACACGCCGCCGTACATTGCAGCGACATACTCTGGAAAATGGCTGGTACCGGCCTGCTGCTCGAGCAGGTGCACCTGCTCGTCGCTCAGCGGGCGGCTGCCGGCGCTCTCGTAGAGATGGTTGTCGAACTTCTTCAGGTCCAGCCCCAGGCGCGCAGCAGCACACTCGCGGCCGCCCGGGTAGGCGCACACAACGGCACTCATCATCTGGCGGCGGGTTTCTAGGATCGGGCGCTTCATGTTCTGGTTTCTCGCTGGGGCCGTTGCCATTACTTTGGAATCACGGTGCCGATGTCGGTTTTGCGCCGGCCGTACTGCTCCGGCGCATCGGGGACAACGCCTTCCTTGATGCCCAGCAGCACGGCGGCGCGGTGGGCTTCGCCGCGCAGGCACTTCTGCTGCCCGTTCAGCACGGCGTAAACAGTGGAGGGGCTGAGTTCGTTGCGTTCAGCCCACTCCTTGGCGCTCAGGCCGAGCTTGCTGAGGCGTTCGCGCGCAGCGGCACGTGCTTGCTCGCTGGGGTATCCGTTCGGCATAGTTCAGATTCGTGTGGTTTCGTGTGATGACGAGTGCAGGTTATTCAACGTATGTTGAACTGTCAACGGTTTATGGAGTCGTTTTGTTGAATATCGGCGAAAGGCTGAGGGAAGAGCGCGCCCGGCTGGGGCTCAATCAAGGCGATTTCGCTGCGGTAGCGAAGGTGTCCAAAACGACCCAATTCAACTACGAGAAAGGCGAGCGCAGCCCGGACGCCGCCTACCTGGAAGCCGTAGCGGCTGCCGGTGTTGATGTGCTCTATATCCTCACAGGCAACCGTAGCGGGCTCAGCGAAAACAGGCTCGCCGATGATGAATCCACGCTCTTGAACCAATACCGGGCCATGGAAGACAGCGACCGCGCCACGTTCCGGCGGATGGCATCGGCATTGGCCGAAACGGCCGGACGCTATTCAACCGATTGAACAAGAACTCACTCAACGCTGAGTGAACAGGCAAGGAGAAGCCAACATGTCCGTAACAGCCATTGACCTTGAAGATCGTCCCCGTGACTTCGGCGAGCGCCTGCTCGAGGAGCGCAAGCGCCTCAATCTCGAAGTGCATGAGTTGGCCCACCTGGCCGGCATGACTGACTACATGCAGAAGCGATTCGAGAACGGCACCTCCACCATTCCCATCGACTATCTGCAGGCCCTGGCCGCGCGCAGCGATGCGGATGTGCTCTACATCATCACCGGCACCCGTAGCCGCTGACCTTCACATAACCAGACAAGGAGCGTCCTTATGCGCAACCTCTTCCTCGGCCTGCTGCTGGCCGCCCCGCTCGCCCTCGCCGCCCCGCCCAAGCTGATCAGCGCAGAAGACTTTGGTGATGCTTGGCCGTTCGTGCCGGAAGAAATGCATCTGCAATGCCTGCCCGGCAATGCCGTAGTTGTGACCGACCCGGAAACGGGGCGGATGTATGGCTTGAACGGCCCGGCCAACGGGAAGGCTCGACAACTTGGCCTGGACCCTTTGGAGCAGGTTTGGGCTGAGAGCAGCAGCATTCCAGATAGCAGAGTTAATGTAGGACCAGTTATCGAAGCAGGTCTCAAGCTCTGCAACTGACTTACATAATAAAAACTTGTGGCGAATCCATCGCTGCACAACCGCATCCGGCTAGGGCCAACGTATGACTTCCAAAACTCTTATTTATAAAATCGCTAGATTCAATAGCGGCAATGAGAAACGCTCGCTTCAGCAGCTGCTCGAATCGGCCCTGAAGAAAAAGAAGTCTGCTATGGCTCGACTTAAGACAGGCGAAAGCGAGTCGCAATTTTCGCTTATCAACTACCACGGCCCCCATAAGCAAATGCGTGTCGCAGAGTTTATCGAGTACACGGCGGGTCTTAAGCAACCATTCGCCAAGATTGATAAAACCGCAGAAGAACTGCCGATTTCTAGCTTGGCACCACCGGATAAGCAAAGTGAGTTCTTAGGAGGAATTCTTTACTTCGGCACTTTCAAAAACTCAGTGATTATTAGCCAGGCCTCAGCGCTACGAGCTGCCCAGCTTGAGCAGTACCTGAACTGGCTATTAATGCATTGCGGCCTAATCAAGGAGGGCGAGTTCCTAACATTGTCCGATCACCCACCACTGGCGGCGGGGGAAGAAATTGTAAATGCTAAGGGTATTTCGTTCGAAGCGCCAGTAAGCCTGATCCCCTTAGAAAAGGGCGACAAAGGCTTTATGTCAAAGGAGCTCGCGTATAAGCCCAGCAACAGAGGGTGGGAAGCCCTAAAGCAGCTATTTCCCGAAGAGTTCAAGCTACCGGGCCTTGTAAAGGCCAAAGAGATCGTCGGCGATGCGGAACTTAAAGTTACGGTTCATTTATCATGGTCTAAGCTTAGAAAGGACGATCCAACTGATTTCATTGACCGCATATCTAATACTCTTAGGCATGTAGAAGGCGAAGTAGATTACTCAGTAATCACTAGATCAGGTACAATTTCAAAAGATCAGATTAAACTTAGAATCCCAATCACTGTCAAAGAAAACAAAGACGGCTTATTAATCAAGCTGGATATGTGGGAGAAAATGGAGGAATGGCTTGTGCGACTAATCCAAGAAAAGCGTATTGACCCGTCCGCATGAACACTCACAGCTACTTAGCTCGAATTGTGCTTTACGGCCTGGCATACCTAGGGATATTTTACGTGTTTAAGTATGCTGCATTCGAGCTAGAAGGCGAGACCGGATTTAAGCTATTTTTCTACATATCTGCGCTTAGCGGTATCATACAAACCATCAACCTTGCAATAGTAAAGAAGTCAGAAGACGTCAGGTCCAACGTAAAGCTGAAATACCTGCAAAAAGTTAGACTTCAGCACAATCTACGCGAGCGTAGAAAAGCAGCCTTCGCGCGCTGCATCTTTGGTATTGGATTTTCATTGGCGGCAGCATTTTCTGCAAGCGCAATGAATTATTATGGGAAAGAGTACATCCCGTTATCGTTACTTTCCATCGCCACGCTATTAGCTATCGCATCGATGGCAATACTTTTCATTGCTCTTTTTGAGTTCAAAAGTATATCGGAACTGGAAGATGAGCTTGTTGACTATGAGGTTGCTGAAGACGATGCGATCAAGGCTGTGGCAGAACTAACTAAGCAATCAAATTCCGATTAAGTCTTTAGGCTCCGCACAATCGGCCACCTATCATGTATCCACGAATATTCCTCCGGCGGCGTGCTGGTAACCACATACACACGCCGCTGCTCTCCTTCCCCTAGCACCAGGCAATCCAGGGCATAGCCTTCGGGCATGTCGAACCAGTGGGATTGCTTCTTGCCCTTCTCGTCGGGCTGGCCTTTTTCCATGTAGCGCTGCACCAGGCCGAAGGCGCGTTGCGGCCTGTACTTCTCCCACCCGCCCCGCTCCACCGTTTCCAGCCGTGCCCAGCCGCCTTGCGGGCCTTGGCCGGGCTCTTCGCGGCGGCGGCCCCAGGTGACCCAGCCCAGCGCCTCACCGCCCTCGAGCATCACCGGGAAGGCGGCCTTGGGGCTGGGGAAGTAGACCTTGTAGGCCTTCTCCGCGTCTCTCGCTTCAACGCCACCGCACATACGGTCACCTCGTCGGTCCTGGGGCTGTTCTCCATTGACCATCTGCCAGGCCATTCGGTTTACTGTGCATACATACAGTATTCGAGCCCTGCCATGCCGTACCGCTTCAAGCCCGCCGCCCACTATCTGCTGGTCCGTGTCAGTGATGGTCATGTTCTTGGCAGGGTCTTGCGCGGCGTCTACCAGGCCAGCGACAGCGAGCCCTGCAACCTGGCGCCCTATACCGGCATCGTCGAGCGGACGGAGGGTTCGCTGCGCATCCGGCTGCGCGCGGGCGGGTACCTGGTCATCGAAGGGCAGGAACCCGCGGAGGGCGAGCGCCTCCAACTGAGGCAGATCCCGCGGCCTGCCACCGAGCGTCATATGGATGATCCAGACGTGTACCGGGCCTGGCGCGACCTGGCGGTTTATATGGGCGAGCTGGAATTGCCGGGGCATGACCTGTTGCGGCTCAGGGTGTCCGCCGCGCCTTACGATCCATGCCCGGCGTGTAACGACCACTATGGCTTCGCCGAGGGCTGCACCACCTGCAATGGGCTAGGCTTCGTGCCTGAGGTTGTGATCTGAGGATTTTTGGTTTTATTGATGCGCCCGCTGATGACACAGCCGGAACGTGCTGAAAATCGACTGTTCTCCGAGCGATTGGGAGGCGCCACGGGGCGCCGGGCGCTCGGTTGACGTGTAAGGAGTATGCATGTCGAAGAACAACAACAGGCAGCACCACGACGACGAGCGCTTCAGGCCGCGTGAGTTGAGCGAGCAGGAGGAAGAGGTGTTGAGCCTTTTCTCACAACTGGCCGAAGCCGATCGGCGGCACATCATCCGGCTGTTACAGGCCTTGCGGGACACCGCCCGCTGATATGAAGAACCCGGCCAGGCGCCGGGTTTTGCTTACATGCACATGGGCGCATCGTCGCGCCCTGCCCATTCCTCGTCGATGCGTTCCCAGGCCGAGCGGGCCGGCTCTGCCGGTGGCGGCGCGGACTCGCTCAGGCGTTCGCTTGTTGTATCCGCTTCCATTCCCGCTCCACGGCGCGCTGGGCGCTGCTCTTTTCGGCGAACAGGTGCGCCAGGCGCTTGGGGTGCGTCTGGTCGCCCTCGGTGAGTTGGCGTTGCTCGCCGGTCTTGGTGTCGCGGTACCAGGCGAGCACGCCGGTGTAGGTGCCGCTCTCTTCGGCCAGCTCGGCCACCTCATCCGCGTCCGGCAGTTTGGATTCCAGCTCCAGGGCGGTGGTGTAACTGTCCGGTGTGAAGCTGTGGCGCACGTTGGAGCCAAGCCAGACGATGGCGTCGATCTCAGCCTTGACACCCACCAGGCTGTAGGTGAGTTCCGGTATCAGTTCCGGGCGACCTTTGGCCAGGGTATAGCTGAGCGTGGCGGCGCCGCGCTGCAGGCGGCTCCACTCGGCTCGGGCGGCGCGCAAGGCGCTGTCCTGGTCGGCGTAGGTGTGGCGCAGGTCCTTGAGGTTGTCGCCGGCGCCGGCGATGGCCTCTTTCTTCTCGGCGCTGCCCAGTTCGTAGTAGTAGGCACGGGCGCCGCTGTAGCTGTCGCGGTCGGCCTGGAGGAAGCGGTGCTGGTCGCCGTCGGTGCGGGTCAGGGTGATATGCGGCAGCGGCGCGCCGCTGGCGGTGGTGGATTTGCCGGCCGGCATGAACAGCAGTCGCTCGGCCTTGACGCTGGCGATGGCGTCGAACTGCTGGCCCAGGCGGGTGATGAGGTTGGCGTCGGATTCGTTGGCCTGGTCGAGCTGGGCCAGCTCGATCACGCTGAGCGCGGCGCTGATCACCGGGCTCAGGCCATGGGCGGCGGCAACGGTCTGGATGATGGCGCCGAGGGTCTGGCCTGTCCAGCTGCGTTCCTTCTTGGCCTTGAGGCCCTCGCGCAGGTCCGCGCTGCGGGCGCGGATGCTGAGCACATCCGGCGCGCCGCTGTGCTCGGTTTCGTCCACGGTGTAGCTGCCCTTGCTGACTAGGCCGGTATCGCTCCAGCCCAGCCAGAGGCTAACGGTGGCGCCGCGCGGCGGGATGGCCAGCAGGCCGTCGTGGTCGCTGAGGGTGATGGTGAGCTGGTCGGCTTCCATGCCGCGGTTGTCGGTGAGCTCGATGCTGACCAGGCGCTGTTCGATGTCGAGGGTGATGTCGCGACCGTTGACCACCACGCGGCAGATGGGGCTCGGGTAGGCGGTGGCCTCGCGGTAGGCGTCCGCCGCCTGCTGGGCAAAGCCCTGGGCCTGGCCGGCGGCCGCACTGAGCAGACCCTTGCCCTCGGCAATGAGCTGGTCGATCACCGCAGCAGCCCCCGCAGGATGTTGCCACCGGCGCCGATCGCGCTGCCGAGCATGTCTACGCGGCCATCGTCGATGCGCACCAGGCTCAGGGTGAATTCGATGCGCCGCGCCTGGCCGTCACGGAAGAACAGCGTGCGCGTTTCGCTGAGGTTCTCGATTACCCAGGTGCCGTAGATCTTGCCGGTGCCCTCGACCAGGGGCCAGGCCTTGCCGGTGTCGGCCATGTAGCGCAGCGTGTCGAGGCTGATCTGCGCGCCAGCCAGCGCCGGCAGCAGCACGCCCGG